GGAGTATCCGGAGATTGCTTTGTTAAAGTAGCTTATGAAGAAGCTTACGAAGATTCTACAGGTCGCCCTCACAGAGGACGTATCCGTATCCTTCCTCTTAACTCTTCTTTTGCATTTCCAGAGTTCCACCCGCATGACCGTTCTCGCCTAATTCGTTTTAAACTAAAGTACCGCTTTTGGGGAACTTCAGTTGAGGGAACACGCCAGGTATACACTTACACCGAAATCTTGACTGATGATCGCATTGAAGAATACATTAACGACGAGCTCATTGACTCTCGTCCAAATCCAATTGGCGTAGTTCCAGTCATTCATATTCCTAACGTACGTGTTTCAGGTTCCCCATGGGGCCTTAGTGATTGTCATGATCTTATTACGCTTAACCGCAACTACAATGAAGTCGCAACTGATATAGCAGATATTGTTAATTATCATGCTGCTCCAGTTACAGTTATTACCGGTGCTAAAGCATCTTCTCTTGAAAAAGGTCCTAAGAAAGTTTGGGCAGGTCTTCCTAAAGAAGCACAGGTCTTTAACCTTGAAGGTGGCGGACAGGGGTTACAAGGCGCCCTAGAATATCTAAAAGTTGTTAAGACAGCTATGCATGAAATGGTTGGCGTACCTGAAACTGCTCTTGGTCAAGTACAGCCTATTTCCAACACTTCCGGTGTTGCCCTTGCTATTCAGTACCAGCCTCTGATGAATCGCTACCACCAGAAGCTAGTACAATATCAGGAGGGCCTACGCCGTATCAATGAGCTAGTTCTTTTAACACTTGCGTTTAAAGAACCAGAAGTTTTTATCTATAACCCAGAGGTTAACGGTCCTATTAAACCAGGTCAACTTACAAAACTTGATCTAGCCAACCCTATTACTTATGAGTCAGTTGTTCATATGCCACCTCCACTCCCATTGGATAAGCTCATTGTTCTCAATGAAATCCAACAAAAGATGAATATGAACTTAGAAAGCCGTGAAGGTGCTTTACGTCAACTTGGTGAGGAATTTCCAGATGAAAAACTTGCCGAAATTCGTGCAGAACTTATTGCGGATGCAAAGGCAGATGGCGCTATTGCTCTTGTTAAGCAGCAGATAAATTCAGCAATCACATCGCTTACTGGTATGATGCCTGATGGAACTCTTCCTCCGGGTGCAGAGCCTGGCGATGGAACTGGCCCTGGCCCAATGGGACAACCTGGTGTTATATCTCCATTTGAAGAGCAAACAATTACAGAACTTCAGCAAGAAATGGTTGTAGAAGCTTACGGATCTCGTATCCCAGCGCAGACTGCTAACACGCAAACTGATACACCCAACTCTGAAGAAAACCAATGATTTAACCTGACAAATCACTAATAATTTGTCAGGCTATATACCAAACCAACCCGCAGGTCATCGTGGCATTAAATCGGACAACGACCTCTTAACCTAAAGGAACAAGCATGTCAGAAACAACATCACCTGTTGTTGATAGTGCAGTGGCCCAAGAAGCATTTGCTTCTGAAGTTAATGGCACAGCATCATCAGCACAGCAAGAAATCGTACCTCCTGTTGCAGATGCAAAATCAGGATATACAGAAGTAGATCTTCAACGAGTTCGTGAACAAGAGAAATCAAAGCTTTATCCTCAAATTGATTCACTAAAAGAAGAAATTAATCTACTTAAGAAAGACCGCGAAGCGCAGCTTGCAGAAGCTACCCGCATTGCAAAAGAGAAAGAAGAAGCAGCTCGTAAGTTAGCAGAATCTGAAATGGATGTTCGTTCACTTCTTGAAAAGAAGGAACAAGAATGGGCAGCCCAACTCGAAGAAATTCGTCAAGAAGGTGCTCGTAAAGATGCACTTCTAGAACGTGAACGTCAGTATGCTGAACTTAGTGCTTATCGTAATCGTCGCCTTGCTGAAGAGCAAGACAATATTATGCCTGAGCTTGTAGATCTAATCTCAGGAAATAGTCAAGACGAAATAGAACAAAGTATTACCGGACTTAGAGAACGTTCGTCTAAGATCTTGGAATCGGCGCAGCAGGCTATGCAGTCAGCTCGTCGTGATATGAAGGGCACAAGTACTACTTTGCCCCCAACCATGGAAAACAATTCGGGTCAACAACAGTTCACAGCGGATCAAATTGCCGCAATGTCGGTTACTGAATACGCAAAATACAGAGATCGTTTGTTCCCAGGAGCAAGCAATCAAAATAAGGGAATCTTCGGGTAAGAAATTACCTTTTAAAACCAACCTAACATATATGAATAAGGAGTAATACCGACATGGCATCAGCCGTTACAGGTACCGGCAATCTAGCCGCAGCACCTACCGCGTATTCTGGTTCTAACAGCCAGCTTACACAAGCAATTCAGACCATCTGGTCTAAGGAAATTCTTTTCCAGTCAATGCCGATTCTACGCTTCGAACAGTTCGCTGTTAAGAAGACAGAACTAGGCGTCGCACCTGGTCTACAGATCAACTTCATGCGTTACAACAACCTAGGCTTCGCAGCTCCATTGGTTGAAGGCGTACGTATGTCAACAAACGCATTGACTGCACAACAGTTCTCAATCACTGTTGCTGAGCACGGATATGCAATTGCAGTATCTGAGCTTCTACTTAACGCATCATTTGATGATGTTATGGCATCAGCTTCACGTCTTCTTGGACGTAACATGGCTCTCTACCTTGATGGCCAAGCTCGTGACACACTTATGGCTGCATCTTCAGTCATCTACGGTGAAGATCGTTCTAACCTCTCAGCAGTTAACAACTGGTATGCATACGGAACAGCAGCTACATCACGTGCTTCTCTTACCGGTGCTTCATACCTTTCAACACGTACCGTTAAGGACGCTGTAGAAACACTAGCAACCAAGAACATCCCTCGGTTAGGTGAGACCTACGTTGCATTCGTGCATCCTCACCAATCACGTCGTCTTCGTGACAATCCTGAGTTCATTGAAGTAACAAAGTACGCAGCTCCAGGAAACTTCATGCTCGGTGAAATTGGTCGTCTATACGACACAGTATTCATTGAAACAACACAGATCTCTAAGGTAGTAGACGGTGGCGGTAGCAACTATACTGCTGATACAGCTGTTGCTCCAGGATCAATTGTTTACCCAACTGGTGGAGGATACACATCCCCTGCTACAGCTGTAGGTAACGCAACAGGTACTTCAGGAACATCTGCTCGTAACGATCGTTACTCAGCAATCTTTATTGGAGACAACGCATTCGGTCACGCTATCTCACTTCCAGTTGAGCTTCGTGACGGCGGTATTCTTGACTTCGGTCGTGAGCACGCTCTTGCATGGTACGCAATCTACGGTCTTGGCTTGATAACAGACCAGAGCGTAGTTCTGGCCGAAACGAATTAGGCCCAAAACGGACTAAAGTGTGATAAGATTCTCTTAGTGGGTCATCGTGGCCCACTAAGAGAGTCCACAAATGGCGTTAAGCAATTGCCCGAAAGGGCACAGTTATACAGAAGAAAACTCATATATAGACAAAAACGGTTATACCCACTGCAGAACTTGTCGCTTAGAGCGTATGAGGGAACGTAGGAAGGATGACCCAAAGATTGGTCAAGGAGCTAATAACTCCGCTAAGACCGAGTGCCCTCAAGGACACATCTATGATGAAGAAAACACAATTAAATATAAGAAGCCAAATGGCAAGTTCGCCAGGGTCTGTAGAGTTTGTGCTAAAGCTAACTCTAAGGTTCAGAATGTTAAGCGTTATGGTATATCCATAGAACGATTTAACGAGATGCTTACCCTACAGGACGGTAAATGTACCATTTGTAAGGGAAAGTTCTGGGAAGAGGTGTCTTCCCCGCACATTGACCACGACCACAGCTGCTGTAATGGACAGATGAGATCATGCGGAAAGTGCGTAAGAGACCTACTATGTAGGAGTTGTAACCAAGTTCTTGGCTGTGCCAAGGACGACATCGAGACCCTAAAGGCCGCAATAGCTTATATTGAAGCCAACAAACAAACTAACTAACAGGAGAATACACATCGTGGCAAAAGCAAAAGTAACAGACGTCACAGGACGTCAAAGAGAAGCACAGATTAAAGCCAACGCAGAAGCTCTAGCAGAGCGTGCAGGCGAAATTTCTATGGCAACAGCAACAAAAGAATACCGTGATGCTACAGAAGTTGTGGATATGACCACACCTGAAGCACCAACAGTAATTGATGAAGTTGAAGATCTCGGCGTAAGCCTCGCAGACGACTCAGTTGTTGTGCGTGTTGCAGAAGATATAGAAATGATGACAATAGGAGCTGGCAACCATTACTCTTTCCAAGCGGGCAAGAAGTACAAGGTTACACAAGCTGTAGCAGCACACCTAAAAGAAAAAGGTTACTTGTACGACCGTTTGTAAGCCGTACAAGATCTAATAGTCTCACTCCTACAACCGCCCTCCTGTAGGGGTGAGGCCTTTTTTATGCAGATTTATTATAATTTTTGTTAGATAATTAATAAAACATTTACCTGGAGGATCCGTGGCCACACTATCACAGCTTGCTAGTAGATTGCGCTCAGAAATTGGCGATATACCACGTTCTTTTGTAGATACTTACACAGGAGATGGATCTACAACCAGATTTCAACTCAGTCAAGCTCCAGTTCTAGGCAGTAGCCTAAGCATAAAAGTTGATCTTCCAGTTGTTACATCTACTGTAACTGCAGCCTCTGCTGCATCCGGAACCGTTACTTATACCTCTAGTAATACTCTTACCGCTGGACAACTTGTTACTATTACCGGATTAACTAATTCTATTTCTATAACCGCTATTGCAGGTTCTGGATCCGTTGTTACTTACTCAACAACTTCAACAACAGGTCTTTCAACAGGACAAACTATTACTATATCTGGGGCCACAACAACTGGTTTTAATGGGGCAAAAACTATTTTAGCAGTTAATGCTGGTACTAGCTTTACTGTCACTTCTGCGGTTACAGGTACAACGTCTACTGCAACAGGTGTAATTTCATCTCCGTTTAATTTAACCGGTGTTACAGTAGCCTCTAGAACTTCAACACAATTCACTGTAACAAATGCATCTACAGGAACCGCAGTAACTGGTTCTACGGCAGTGGCCACAGGTTTAGCCACAACACTTGATGTATCTTCTACTACAGTTATAGAAGAAGGCATTGGTATTATGACCCTGGCAGTGGCTCCTGCAAATAACTCAGTAATTACTGTGTCCGGTACGGCTTACCGTTACTTTACTGATTCTGAAATTTGTTACTATGTAAATACCGCTTTCTTAGAACATAGTCGGAATGAATCAGATACTAACGGAAGTTCTCTTACTACTTTAAATAGACTGCCCGGTATTGAAGAATACCCAGTAATTCTTTTAGCTTCAACTATGGCTCTTTATACCCTAGCTAATGACTCAGCATTTGATATTGATATTATCTCCCCAGATGGCGTTTCTATTCCACGTTCTGAACGTTATCGCCAGCTTACAGAGATGGTTCAAACACGTAAAGAACAATACAAGGAACTCTGCGCCATGCTCAACATCGGCATGTACCGTATTGAGGTAATGAGCCTAAGACGCATCAGCCGCATGACTAACCGTTATATTCCTATCTATCGTCCTCAAGAAATTGACGATGGAGATATCCCACAACGAGTGTCTTTGCCTATCCCTAACTATGGCGATGTATCTCCAGAGGTACCTGTTATCTCTAAGGATCTTTCACTTTACGCTGGAGATGACTTCATCGAGGTTATTAAGTTCTCTATGGATCTTACCTCATACACTCCTCTTGCTCAAATTCGTCTCTACCCAGCTATTTCTGGAAGCAGAGTTGGCCCAGTAATTCTTGGAACATTTACTTTAACAAAGAGTGCTTCTACTCTTGGTGGCACTGTAGATACTTTGACTATGACTCTTCCAAGTTCTGTTACACGAGATCTTCCAAAGGTCTCCTATTACGATCTACAACTTACCTCTAATAGCGGTACAGTAAAGACATACCTTTTTGGAAAGGTATTTACACATTCAGAGGTCAGTAGCCCACTAGGACCGTTCTAATGAGTTGCGTAAATAATTGCGGAACATGCAGTCAATGTACTGAACTTATTATCATTACGGATGTAGCTCCGGGCATTACATATATAGAGTCTGATCTTATTCCTGATCCTCTTTCTCCAAATATTACTAATATTGCTGCTGCCGGGCCACAAGGTATCCAGGGCCTTCAAGGTACACAAGGAATATTAGGTATTCAAGGAATTATCGGTACACAAGGCGTTATTGGTATTCAGGGTTCTTATGGAGTTCAAGGATTACAAGGCGTACAAGGAAATATCGGAGTTCAAGGTTTAGTTATTGGAGCAACTGCCCCTGCTAATCAAGGTGTTCTTTGGGCTAATACAACTCTGTCATCTAGTTCTATTCAAGGTACACAAGGTACACAAGGTATTCAAGGCATATCAGGTGGTCAAGGCGTATTAGGCTTACAAGGTACTCAAGGAACGCAAGGCAATACTGGAATTCAAGGAACACAAGGAACTGTTGGCTTACAAGGTACTAATGGTATTCAAGGTTTAGTTGGCGCGCAGGGTTCCATCGGTAATCAAGGAACCAATGGTGCAAATGGCTCTCAAGGTATTACTGGTTCACAAGGCACAATCGGTACACAAGGTATTCAAGGATCAACTGGAACTCAAGGCACAACAGGTATTCAAGGTTCAGTTGGTATTCAAGGAATTGCTGGTAATCAAGGAACGATTGGTGCGCAAGGTGTTACAGGTATTCAAGGAGCAACAGGTACTCAAGGTGCGGTAGGCGTTCAAGGTGTTACTGGTTCTCAAGGCGTAACTGGAACTCAAGGCGCTACTGGTACGCAAGGTATTACTGGAATCCAAGGAACACAAGGCGTTCAAGGGCTACAAGGTATTGGCGATCACTACCAAACATCATCTACAACTTCCCTTACACTTCCCGCAACTGGTTCAATATCTTTAACTGTTGGTACAGGACTTTCTTATTCAACTGGTCAAACAGTAATTATTGCTAACACAGTTTCTAATTACATTATTGCCGATGTAGCAACTTATACAATCAGTACTGGCGCTATGACCGCAACAGTTACTCGATCTTTAGGTATTGGAACATTTACATCTTGGACAGTAAATCTAGATGGTGCGGTTGGTATTCAAGGTGTTCAAGGTTCTACTGGAAATAATGGTTCACAGGGAACAACAGGAGCGCAAGGAACAACAGGCGCACAAGGCTTAATTGGTATTCAAGGTGCGGTTGGTTCGCAAGGTACTAACGGAACGCAAGGCATAACTGGTTCCCAAGGTGTTACTGGAAATCAAGGTACTATTGGCACACAAGGTTCAAATGGAACTACTGGTGCGCAAGGTACTATTGGAACTCAAGGCTTAACAGGTTTACAAGGATTTATTGGTACACAAGGAACAATCGGTACGCAAGGTACTTCGGGTATTAACGGAGCGCAGGGAACTACTGGAACTCAGGGCGCAACAGGTAGTCAGGGATTAACTGGTACTGGAACGCAGGGAACTTCGGGTACAGATGGTTTACAAGGATTTACTGGTTCGCAAGGAACAACTGGACTTCAAGGTTTTACAGGACTTCAAGGCACTACTGGATTACAAGGAACGCAAGGTTTAATTAACACAGTAGTGTATGATTCAGACCAAGGTGTTATCTCTCAACAGGTATTCGGATAGGATAAATAAATGGCAACATATACAAAGAATATACTATCAGGTTCAACTTCAGGAACACCGATTCCTATTACAGTTACTACTGGTTCGGGAGATTTAATTCATACCGCAGTAGCAAGTACTGGTGCTGCTTTTGATGAAATTTGGCTATACGCTAACAATACTTCTACTTCGCCCATATT